CATCGATTTAAAAAAAACATGGAAACAAAGATGCTAAATGGTGGGCATCGACATATGGTTTAGATATTGGGTTATTTAAAAAATTGGATGAGGAAAATAAATTGGAAAATAAATTGGAAAATAAATTGGAAAATAAATTGGAAAATAAATAAATTTGATTGTTGTTTATGTTTTTGATGTATGTCTATTTTATTTTTATATGACACCAACAAATAACACATTTCGATTTAAATTAGATCCAATTAAATACCCAAAAACCATTGCTTTTTTACAAAAACATAATCATGCCATTGGTGATTATGTTGTAGAAAATGATTTTCAAGTGATATATGTTGGTGGAAATCACAAATTTCAATTTAAAATTCCTGGACATATTTTATTTCAAACGACAAAAAATCTATGCAGTAATAACATACAGCACCAAGAAATACCAATTCAATATGAAGAACAACAATTAGAGGAAAAAATGGATCTAAATTGTGCATATCGTTACATGGATTTCTTGTTTAATCCAGAAAACTATTTGAAAGAAAATGATTTTTGGAATGACGATTACGATGATGATGTTAGTGATAATAATGAAATTTGGAATGACAATGATACTAATAGTGATGATTCTATTGGGAATCTTATTGATAATCCTACTGATGATCCCAATGATGAACTGAATGATGATATAAATCACTTATTTCTCATGACACCCAAGATAGAAAATCCATTTGAAGAAACTTTTTTTAAAACTTCTAAAATTAATCTAAATTTAAATGGTAATGACAAATTAAAAAATCTCATGAATCAATTTGAAAGGTTTATGGAAGGACAAATAGAAAAACAAATAGAAAACAAATGATAAATGAAAAATCAATTAATGTAAAATAATTGGGTCTCAAACAATTTCTTTCTTCTTCATCCCCCCCCCATCCTTTTAACTTAAATAATGGTAAAAAATCAATAAATATTTATTGTTGGTATATAGATTTATGGTGTAAGAATTTAATGGTAAAAAAAATATGTATTTTTTTTGAATAAATTGAAAACTTGAAATATATGACTTTATTATGTTGGTATGAGTATTGGTTTTAATTTTTTTGTATTTTTTGTATTTTTTGTATTTTTTGTATTTTTTGTTACTGGTATTGTTGGTAATGAAGTGGATGGTTCAATTGGTAATGATTGAATTAAATGTGTTCCGTCATCAATACCAGATTTATGTGCCGAAACAATAGTATTGGTTAATAATTTTTTTGTTTCAATGATAATTTGTTTCAGTTTTGTACTATTAATATTGGCACGATTATGTTCATTTACGCGAATATAACAATCATATAATAAATTTAAAATTTGTATGATTTTATGTCTGTGGATTGTTTGCCAATGTTTAATATTAATTGTTATGTTTTTTCTGTTCTCTGGCATTTGTCTATTTAGTATGACATAAAGATCCCTTAATTCATAATTATTATTATTTTTAATATGTGAAAATGTAGTGTGACTGATGCTAATATCATTTTTTTTGGTCATTAATTTAATTAATTCTTTTATTTTGATACATTTATCTCCAATGTGGTTATTATTCATAATTATATATATTTGTGGTAGGAATTTTAAATAATTAGTAAAAAGCAAATTATTTATTTATAATAAATAAATTTTTATAAAATAATTTGAATTTAAAAATAAAATTCAGAAAAAATACATAATAAAATAAGATGGCAAAATCATCTAGTAATTTGTTAAAAAAAAAATATTTGGAAATGAATGACGTTGATAATTCCGACTATAATTATGAAAATCTGATGAAAGGAGTAAAGGCTTCTTGGATGCCAATGTTTGATGAAATATTCAAAAATGAGGATGGACAAAAATTGTTTAAATTTCTACAGTCACAAACAATGACAATTGTTCCAAAACCAGAACATGTATTTAATGCTTTTAAATATTTTGATTTGGAGGATACTAAATTTGTGTTGTTGGGACAGGACCCATATATTAATGTAGAAACTCATGATGGAGAAGATATATTTCAAGCAATGGGTTTGTCTTTTTCGGTTCCATCTAAATTGGCTATTCCACCATCACTTCGGAATATGTATAAAGAAATTAAAAATTCATTTTCGGATTGGGAGGTACCAAAACATGGTGATTTAACAAAATGGGTACAAAATAATAATCTGCTTCTTTTGAATTCTGCACTAACGGTTCAAATATTCAAAAGCAATACACATCAAAAATATTGGACAAAATTTACCGATAAAGTTATAGAATATATTTCGAAACATGTTGACATGGTCACTTTTATTTTATTGGGTGGATTCGCCAAAAAAAAACGTACATTGGTTGATATACATCGTCATATTATTATTCAGGGAACACATCCATCACCATTGAGTGCTCACAGGGGATTTTTTAACTCAAAAATTTTTGAAATTTTAAATATGCGATTGGAAAAAGTGGGTAAAGAACCATTTAAATTTTAAATTTTGTAATTTTTTTATCGCTATATATTATAATTATGTTTTTAATTGATAAGATTCATCCATTGGCATTTGTTGTTTCATTATGTATTGGATTGTTGTTTTGCTATATTTTTAATCCAACACCTGAACTCATTATTAAATATCCAACACCTGAAAATGTTGATATGGTATATGAAGATGATGCTGACAATTGTTATAAATTTACAAGTGAAGAAGTCACGTGTCCAAAAAATAAAAGAGATATCAATGATATTCCAGTTCAACGAAAAATACATGAATTTTTTAAAAATAAGAATGGAAAACAAAAACAAAAACAATATAGTTATTCCAGTAAAAATGGAATTATAAATAGACGGTAATTTAATTTACACCATATTCCCTGGATTAAAAAAAAATTAATTAACTCTAATTGATTAGAATTAATTAGTTGTTTTAATTTATTATTAATAAACATTCTCAATTAACTGTTCCAGTGATAAAATTTGTTTTTAAACCAATAACCTTCATTGTTATATTTTGATGCTCGAAAATTATCTTCTTCTTCTTGAATCTCTCGTTCTCGTTCTTTTTCTTCCCAATATTCGCGGTTGTATTCATCCTGTTCATATTCATAATATTCACGTCTACGTTGTTCCATTACATTGTGCATTGAGCAAACTTCAATATCAAAATCATCATTATCTAAGAACTCTTGTTTTTGCGACGGAGTGAAATAATAGTTACCTGAATCAATCAGCTCATAATATTGATTCAATCGGCTGTTTTTACATTTTTCCAAGTTTTCCTTCAACTCCTGTTTACGCTTCTCACGAAATTTTCGTAAAAATTCTGGATTAAAAATATCTTCATTTTTAACAATTTCATGAATCAATGAAGTATGTTTTTGAAATTGTGGGTTATCAATTAATGACGACATAATAAAATTTTAAATTTAAACAAGAAAATTGAAGTGGAATGATTACAATAAAAAAAAAGGTAATTAAAAATCAAATTTTTTTTTTTTTGTTTTTATTCCATTATACATTAAAGACTCATTGAACTTTATTCTTGTGATGGATCTTTTGGTGCTAAACATAATTTAACAGAACCAAGGGGACCAACATCATATTTTATGATCAATGGATAATCATTTTTCAAATATAATTCAATAGATGGACATAAATTTGTACATTTTGTAAACAATACTAAATGTTTTAATGCGAACAAACCTTGAATTACCTCTTCTGGATTACAATTTTGTAAATAAGACATTCCTTTTGGTGTTTCTCCAATAATTGTTTCTTGATCTGCATACTCACCTTTACATCGAAAAATCAATTGGTTTCCAACACTTCGTATTTCCATATTATATGCAATATTATCCATATCACGACAAATTTTTTGAAAATCACTGGATGGCATGGTTAAAACAGATTCAAATTCCGAGTCAGGAATTTGGATGTCTTCACCAGGCAAATCCATTAATTTTAGTTTGTATTTTGTTCGAGAATTTTTTTCACCATTTTCTATTTTAATACCCAGTCGATTTTTATCATCAGCTTCTATATACAAACTTAATGTGTCATTATTATTCATTGTTTTAATTAATTTAAACAAATATAACATTGAAACACCAATCACTCGACTACTTTCACAATAATATTTTTCAAATTTACTTGCCTTTAATTTTAAATGAACCAAGACAGTGTGAGTTGGATCCATTGTCATGATTTTTAATCCTGTTTTATCAATTTCAATATTTGCGTCTGTTAAAATTTCTTTCAATGCTTCTACTAATGTTCTAAATGGTGATGATTGTACTGTTTTTAATTCAAAAACATATTCAGATGATTCACCCATCATAGTATCACTGCTATTATCTTTTGTCAACATGGTTGTTTCCATTTTTTATAATCTTAATCAAACGCATTTCTTTAAATACATTTTAAAAAATAAATGTTTGTCGCACAATATATTTTTATAATTAATATAAAAAATTCTCCCTAATCTTGACAACATCGATCATAAAAATTTGGTGGAGAGTAAATATGAAGACTAATAGCAGGTGTTTTATAAATATTGGAAACAATGTGTTGTCCATATTTATCATGCATGTAGGAACAATTTGAATTTGCATCAACAAAATTAGTTGAATAACAACCGTTACTATCAACACGTAATTCAAATAATTTCCCATGAAGTACTTTCAACAAACAACCATTTTTTGGATGTGAATGAAGGCAAGTGTGCTGACCAGGTAACCAAGTGATTAATAAAATTTCGAAAACGTCATTTTGTAATAATTTAATTCTGTTGTGATGGGATGGGTGAAATTTTATAAATTTTCTCCAATTGATAATTTCTTTGGAATCCAATAACGATTTAAAATTTGCCAAATCTGCTTTAGATTTAAGATTTTTTTCAAGGAATTCATAAATATTATGTATTTCCATATTATATACTAATATTCTATACTAATTATCGACACGATATATTTCGATTTTGAGACAAACCAATTTATTATCAAAATTTTTTAGATAACTAAAAAATTAAATATTATGGGTATGGTTTGTTGCTGGATAATTCATTAATATTTTTTTATTTTTCAATAAATAAAAAAAAATTGATTTTCAAATCACTGTTTGTATTTTATTTTATTCAAATTCAATAATATGGCATCATCTCGTCTTAAAAAAGAACTTCGTGATATTCTTCAAAAACCTCCATCAAATTGTTCAGCTGGAACTGTTAATGATGATTTATTTCACTGGAGAGCAACAATCATAGGACCTGAAAAAACCCCTTATCATGGTGGTATTTTTAAGGCAGATATACATTTTCCACAAGAATATCCATTTCGTCCACCAAAAGTTAGATTTATTACAAAAATATATCATCCAAATATTAATGCATCTGGTTCCATATGTGTCGATATTTTGGATGATAATTGGAGCCCAGCATTAACTACACCGAAAATTTTACTGTCATTGTGTTCTTTATTTACTGATCCAAATCCAGACGATCCTCTAGTTCCCGAAATTGCAAAACAATATAAAGAAAGCTATGAAAAATATGAAGAAACCGCTAAAAGTTGGACGGCAATTTACGCAATGGGTGATTATGATGATGTAAAGAACACCAACACCAATGATGAAAGTGATGATCTGACAGAAGAAGATGATGAATAATAGTGTATATTCTATGTTCTATGTATATGTTTTGTTTTGTAGTGTATATTAAGGTTAAAATACAAAAAAAAGTTTTTTTTTATTTCCTAAAAAATTTTATTTTTAAATAAATTATTTA